CCCGGTGCCCCAGCTAGTCGACCGCTCAACGTCGGCGAGCAGATGCGGCGGGATCGAAAGTCAGAACATGCAGATGCTGACGTTCACTTTGGACCCGTGGTTGACGCGGATCGAACAGCGGATACGGAAATCCGGCCTGTTGCTCGGCACCCGCGCGGACTACGTCCGGTTCAACCGAGCCGCGTTGCTCCGCGCCGACACCGCTACCCGGTTCTTGGCGTACCAACGGGCGGTCACCCACGGGTGGCTGAGTCAGAACGAGGTCCGGGAGCTCGAGGACATGGACCCGCAGCCCGACGGCGGCGGCGACACGTACTACCGGCCGGCGAACCTGACACCGGTCAGCGAAGACGGGCAAAGGAGCCCGGATGGGGAAACGTGACACACCGGAGCGGCTACGCCGCGACCTCCCCGACGGCGCGCTCGAAACCAGAGACAGCCCCGCCGTTGGCGGCGTCACCGTCCGCGCAGACGACGACGGTGGCGAGCCCGTCATCGAGGGTTACGGGTCGGTCAGCGACACCCCGTCCCGGGTCGGCGGGATGTTCGCCGAATGGGACGAGGAGGTCGCACCCGGCGCATGGAGCTGCGCCCTGGAAGACGGCGCGGACGTCCGCAGCATGTTCAACCACGACAAGAACCAGCTGCTCGCCAGGACCGTCGCCGGGGATCTGCGGCTCTCCGAAGACTCTGAAGGTCTCCGCTACGAGATCGACGTCGACCGCAACGACCCAGACGTGATGAGAGTCTACGCAAAGGTCAAACGCGGCAACGTCTCCGGATCATCCGTCTGGTTCCGCGTGCTACGGCAAGAGTTCACCACGCCGACCGAGGAAAACGGCCTCGATGTTCCGAAACGCCGTATCCTCGAAGGGGAGCTGTTCGAGACCGGCCCGGTCGTCTTCCCCGCATTCGAGACCACCACCGCGGTGGCCCGCGAGGCCCGCGTCGTCGACGGCGTGCTCCGCTCCGCAGGCGTCGACGCAGAGCAGCGCGCTCGGCTCACCTCAGATCTCCTCTCAGACCCGGAGACGGTCGAGCAGCGCGTCGCCGAGTTCTTCGACGCCGCGCCCGACCTGCGCGACCTGGTGCGCGGCACGATCCGCGACACCGTCGTAGAAACACGAACCCAACAGCCCCCGAGGGGGCACAAACGGGACGCCGCTGCGGCGGCGTTACGGAAACGAGGAACCCGCGCCTACGGGGCGCTGACCGCGAGAAAGGGTCAATAGATGCTGAGCTCAGAGCGGCTCAACCGCGTCCTCGAGCGGCGCGCAGAGAACTGGGACGAGATGCAGTCGCTGACCGAGGCCGCCGAGGCCGAGCAGCGCGACCTCTCCGGCGAAGAGCAGGAAAAGTGGGATCGGCTCGAAGAGCAGATCCGCAACGACTCGAAAGAGATCGACCGGCTCCACAAGGAGCTCAGCCTCGGCGCCGAGCTCGACAACGACGAGCCCCGATCCGCCCACTCCGGCGGCGGGACCACGGGTGAGATCACCTACCACGACGCGTTCCGCGAGTACATGCGGGTCGGCGTCGGCGCGATGGCCCCGGACAAGCGAGACGTGCTCGCCAACAACAACGACGAGACCCGCGCCCAGTCCGTCGGAACCGATTCGGGCGGCGGCTACCTCGTGCCCGAAGGGTTCCGCCAGCAGATCGTCGAGACGATGCAGGCGTTCGGCGGTATCCGCGCGCTCGCCGAGATCTACCAGACCAGCACCGGCAACCCGGTGGTCTGGCCAACCGTCGACGACACAGCGAACAAGGGCCAGATCCTCGGCGAGAACACGCAGGTGTCCGAGCAGGACGTCACGTTCGGCCAGGGGACGATCAACGCGTTCACCTACTCGTCGAACATGGTTCGGGTGTCCAACCAGCTGCTGCAGGACTCCGCGTTCGCGATGGACTCGTTCCTGTCCGGCAAGCTCGGCGAGCGGCTCGGGCGGGCGACCGCCGAGCATTACGCCGTCGGCTCCGGCTCCGGGCAGCCGCAGGGGCTCGTCACCGGCGCGCCAGTCGGCGTCACCGGCTCTACGGCTGACTCGGTCTCATACGAGGAGCTGATCGACACCGAGCACTCCCTCGACCCCGCGTACCGGACCCGAGGGGCCCGGTGGCTGCTGAACGATTCGACGCTGGCGGCGATCCGCAAGCTGACCGACAACGACGGCAGGCCGCTGTGGCAGCCGTCCGTCATCGGCGGCGTCGCCTCGACGCTCAACGGCTACCCGTACGTGATCGACCAGGACATCCCCGGGCAGGCCTCCGAGAACAAGTCGATCTTGTTCGGCGACATCGGCCGGGCCTACGTGATCCGAGACGTCCTCGGAACCCAGCTGATCCGCCTCAACGAGCGGTACGCGGACTTTAACCAGGTCGCGTTCGTCGCGTTCCTCCGGACCGACGCGCTCGTCCAGGACGCAAACGCCGTTACGGCGTTCCAGCAGGCGGTCTAATGAGGATCCGGATGAACGTCGCCGTCGCCGGCCCCGGCCACGCGTACGGGGTCGGCGAAACGGTCGACGCCCCAGACGACCGCGCGCAGCGCCTGGTCGCAGCCGGCCAGGCAACCCGTGTCGACGGCGACGGAGACAAGAAGGGCGGGAAGCGGCAGCGCCGCACCGGCGGCGAAACGCACGAGGCGTCGCCGGGAGGCGAGGACCGGTAGATGTCCTTGGTCGACGCCGCCGACCTTCGGAGTTGGGTCGGCGGCGCAGGCACTGTCGCGAACGACGGGGCTCTCACCGCCGCTCACTCGGCCGCTGAGGAGGCGGTCCGCGAGTACTGCGGGCGGAGCTTCGAAAAAACGGAAACTGCGACCACACGACGGTTCCCCGTCAACGGTCGCATCGCGTGGATCGACGACGTGTACGACAACACGGGGCTCACCGTCGAGGTCCGCGACGACGACACGTGGACGGAGACCGACGACTACGAGCTGTACCCGCTCGACGGCCGCCGCGACGGCCGCCCGTGGGTATACACCCAGATCGAGCTCAGCTCGCCAGCCGACCAGATCCGCGTAACAGCGTTATGGGGGTGGTCCGCCATCCCCGAACCCGTACAGCAAGCCGTAAAGATCCGCGCGCACCGGTTATACCGGCGTAAAGACTCCCCCGAGGGGGTCGCCGGGTTCGATGAGTTCGGCACCGTCCGGCTGTCCGCCCGCGAAGATCCTGACGTTATGCGGCTGCTGAAACCGTACCGCCGCGGGCTGCCGGTGACCGTCGCATGAACTCGCTCGCCGACGTCCGCAACGCGTTCGTCGGCGCGCTCAGCGCGACGAGCCTGCACGTCCACCGGTACCCGCCGGAGCAGATCGACGCAGCGACCGCCGTCCCCTTCTACCGCAGCCTCGAGTTCGACCAGACGTTCGGCGAGCCGTTTGGGCGGATGCTGTGGGGGCTGCGGATCACCACCCGCGCCGGCGAGGCCGCCTCCGCGTTTTCGGAGCTCGAAGAGCTGATCGTCACCGCCCGCGACGCGGTCGACGACCCGTCTCCCTGGGAGAGCCGCGGCCTGTCGGCGCGTGTCCAGTCCGCCGAGCAGATCGACCGGTCCGACTACGCGTCGATCCCCTACTTCTCCGCCACCCTGCTCGTGGAGGTCATCCCCTCGTGAGACACTACCGGGCCCTCAAACCGTTGACCTACCCGTACGACAAGGTCGAGCGGCGCGCCGACCCCGGCGACGTCGTCGACCAGGTACCGAAGCTCCGCGAAGCCGAACCGTGGCTGCTCCGCCAGGAGGCGGTCGAGGTCGTCGACGACGAGGAAGGCGGGTAGATGGCTGGTCAGCACGGGAAGGCCGCGGCCGTCCTCGTCGGCGGCGCTGACCTCAGCCGGTATTTCAACAACTGGTCGACTGACTCGTCGCGGGAGGCGACGCAGACCACCACGTTCCAGCCGCCCGGCGACGCGCAGGAGTACATCACCGGCCTCCGCGACGGGACACTGTCGCTGTCCGGGGTCTTCACCTCCGATAACGGCTCACCAGGCTCTGTTGACGCTGTCCTCCACGATGCGCTTGCGGCGAGCGGGACGAAGGTCGCGGCCGCGCCAGAGCAGCTA